TTTTTAACATCTGAAATAGCTGAGTGTTTATCTTTAAGAATATCTGATATTATAGAATACTCACCAACAAAAGATGCTTTTATACAAGCTATAGGTGTTCACAACGTTGCTACACTAGAAGAAATAAGTGACTTGCACTTATATGACTTTGGTATATTTATAGAGCTACAGCCTGATGAAGAAGAAAAAGCTATGCTTGAAAATAATATTCAAATGGCATTGCAACAGCAAAGTATAAATCTTGAAGACGCTATTGATCTTAGAGAAATAAAAAATATTAAACTTGCTAATCAATTATTAAAAATAAGAAGAAAACAAAAGCAAGAGACAGATAGAGCTGAGCAGTTGCAAAATATACAAGCGCAAGCGCAAGCAAACCAACAGTCTTCACAAGCGGCTGCACAGGTTGATTTACAGAAAAATCAAGCTATGGCACAAACAGAAATGCAGCTTGAACAAATGAGAGCTCAATTAGATGCTCAGAAACAAGCGCAAGAAGTTGAGTATAAAAAAGAGCTAATGGCCTTAGAGTTTCAATACGGCATGCAGTTAAAAGGTGTAGAAACTCAAGGGCTTGCAAATAGAGAAAAAGAAAAAGAAGATCGTAAAGACGAAAGAACAAAAATTCAAGCTTCACAACAAAGTGAGATGATTGATCAAAGAAAAACTAATAAACCACCTAAAAACTTTGAGTCTGCAGGTAATGATATATTAGGAGGAGGTTTTGATTTAGGTAGCTTTGATCCTAGATAACAATTATTAATTATTATTATATTATATTATGGAAGAAAACGTAGAAAACGTAGTTGAAGAAACTACACAAGCAACTGAACAACCAGTTGAAGAAACTAAAAAACCAAACATTAATGAAGACGGCGATTACGTTGTTAATTTAGACAAACCAAAAGAAGATGAAACTAAAGAAGATAACCCTGTCGACGAGGGAGTGGTTACAGAGCTTGATAACACCGAGTCCACAGAAAAACAAGAAGAAGTACAGCCGGAAGCTGAAGCACAAGAAACTCCAGTATTAGAAGAAGTTACTGAAGAAGAGGTTAAAGAGCAAGTAGAAGACTTAGCTGAACAAGCTCAAGAAGCTATGTTAGAGTCTGCTGAAACTGGTAAAGCAATACCGGAAAATTTACAAAAAGTTGTAGATTTTATGGAAGAAACTGGTGGTACACTAGAAGATTACGTAAGGCTTAATCAAGACTTTTCTAGTTATGATGACATGACAGTTCTTAGAGAGTACTACAAACAAACAAAATCTCATTTGACAGATGATGAAATAAGTTTTTTAATAGAAGACTCATTTTCATACGATGAAGACGAAGACGAAGCAAGAGAGATTAAAAAGAAAAAAATAGCGTTAAAAGAGCAAGTTGCCAACGCTAAAAGCCACCTAGACGGGCAAAAGTCTAAATACTATGAAGAGGTTAAAGCTGGTTCTAGGCTAACTACCGAACAACAAAAAGCAATTAACTTTTTTAATAGATATAACAAAGAGTCTGAAGAAACTCAAAAAATAGCAGAAAAACAAACTAACACTTTTAAATTAAAAACTAAAGAAGTTTTTAACGATAAATTCAAAGGTTTTGAATACAACGTCGGAGATAAGAAGTATAGGTTTAACGTGAAGAATGCTAATGAAGTTAAAGATAACCAAAGCGATATTAATAATTTTGTCAAAAAGTTTTTGAACAAAAATAATGAATTATCAGATGCGAAAGGTTATCATAAATCTTTATTTACAGCAATGAACTCTGATGCTATTGCTAATCACTTTTACGAACAAGGTAAAGCAGATGCTATGAAAGATAGTGTTGCTAAAGCTAAAAACGTAAGCATGAATCCTAGGCAATCGTTTTCAAACGATAATACTAGTGGTCCTAAGTTTAAAGTGCTTGGCGATGATTCTCCTAACTTTAAGTTTAAAATTAAAAACAAATAAAAACTAATTTAAAAATAAAAAATTATGGCAATTACTGCAGGTGGATCATTAAACTTGGTCCCAAGTCCTATCAAAAGTACACTGGCGTCGAATTATGTAGATTTTACGACATCAAGTACTGAAGGTTGGGCACAACAATATTTACCAGATCTTATGGAAAAAGAAGCTGAGGTGTTCGGTAACAGAACAATTTCAGGGTTTCTTTCACAAGTAGGAGCTGAAGAGGCTATGACTGCTGATAGAGTAGTATGGTCTGAACAAGGTAGATTACATTTATCTTACACAGGAACAGTTACAGTTGCAACTTCTGTTGTTGCAATTACAGCTCACGCTGGAACTAACGCGACTTACGCTGCTGGATCACACGGTTTACGTGTTGGTGATACTGTATTGGTTGCGGCTAATACTGGTGCTTCGGTTACAATTCCTTGTAGGGTTACAGCTGTTGACACTGACAACGTTACATGTTTACCTTATACGCAAGGTCACATTACTGAATTTTCTGTAACTGATGGCGCTGCTGTTACTGTACTTAAGTATGGTTCTGAGTGGGCTAAAGGTTCAGATACTCCTTACACTACTGCTAACGAGCCAGACTTTATGTCTTTTACTAACAAACCAGTTATTATAAGAGATATGTATCACGTTTCTGGATCTGATGTTTCTTCTGTAGGTTGGGTTGAAGTTACAGGTGAAGAGGGTCAAAACGGTTACTTATGGTATTTAAAGGCTGAAGGAGATACAAGAGCTAGATTTGCTGATAACTGTGAAATGACTTGTCTTGAAGGTGTTACTATTGATAACGACACTAGTCTTGATACTCAAACTTTAGGAGGTGCTTTACCACAAGGTGGTACTCAAGGTTTGTTTGACGCTGTTAAAACAAGAGGTAATTCTACTTCTGGTGTTACTGGTGTTAACGCTTCTACTGATTTAGCTGAATTTGACGCTATCTTAGCAGAATTTGACAAACAAGGTGCTATTGAAGAAAACATGATGTTTGTTAACAGATCTACTAGCTTAGCTATGGACGATATGTTAGCTTCAATGAATTCTTACGGAGCTGGTGGTACATCTTACGGTGTATTTAACAACTCTGAAGATATGGCATTAAATTTAGGTTTCTCTGGTTTTAGACGTGGATCTTACGATTTCTACAAGTCTGACTGGAAATACTTAAACGATGCTTCAACAAGAGGTGCTATTAATGACAGGGACACAACTAACGCTATACGTGGTATTATTGTTCCTGCTGGTGTTTCTTCTGTATACGACCAACAATTAGGTCAAAACCTAAAAAGACCATTCTTACACGTTAGATATAGAGCTTCACAAACTGACGATAGAAGAATGAAAACTTGGGTTACAGGTTCTGTTGGAGCTGCTACATCTGAGTTAGACGCAATGAGAGTAAACTATTTATCTGAAAGATGTTTAGTTACTCAAGGTGCTAACAACTTTATGTTAATGAACTAATCATTAAACTATTTTAAGGATCGAGGCTTCGGCCTCGACCCTTTCTTTTTATTAATTTATATTATATTATATTATGGCAAAAAAACAAAAAACAAAAGAGGTAGAGGTACCTGTTGTTGAAACTCCAGTAGTTGAAACACCAAAACCAAAAGTAAAAGTTGAACCTAAAAAACCAACTTGGGAAATAAAAGATAGAGTTTATGTTCTAGTGGGTAATAAAAAACCTTTAAGTAAAATGATAAAAAGTTGTAATATTTATTATTTTGACGAAGAAAAAGGTTACGAAAGAGAGCTTAAGTATTGTGAAAATCAAAGAACTTGTTTTGTTGATGAAATGCAAGGAGACCAAAGATTATCTCATATCATATTTAGAAACGGTATGTTACCAGTTCCTAAAGAAAAAGTAATATTACAAAAAATGTTATCTTTATACTACCCTAAAAGTTCTTCAATATTTACAGAATTAAAACCAGAAGTAAAAGCGTCTAATGAAGTTGAAATTATAGAGTTAGAAATAGAAGCTTTAAATTCTGCAAAAAATCTAGACATAGATATAGCTGAAGCTGTTATGCGTGTTGAAGTTGGTTCTAAAGTATCAAGCATGAGCTCTAAAGAGCTTAAAAGGGATTTACTACTATACGCTAAAGAAAATCCAGCTTTATTCTTAGAATTAGTTAATGACGAAAATGTAGTTCTTAGAAATTTTGGTATTAGAGCAACAGAAATGAACATAATAAAATTATCTTCAGATCAAAGAACTTTTTCATGGGGTTCTAATGATAGAAAATTAATGAATGTTCCATTTGATGAGCATCCTTATTCAGCTTTAGCCGCTTGGTTTAAAACTGATGAAGGTATGGAAATCTATGCAAACATAGAAAAACAATTAAAATAATCAAACTGTAGGAGCGGTCGCTCTACGGGGCGATCGCAAACTACAATAAAGAAATATGGTAAATATAGATACAGTATATCAAAAAGTTTTAGCAATAGCTAATAAAGAGCAAAGAGGTTATATAACTCCACAAGAGTTTAACTTATTTGCAGACCAAGCTCAGATGGATATATTTGAGCAATATTTTTATGATATAAATCAATTTAATAGAGTTCCTGGTAATGATACAGAATACGCTGACATGCTAACTTTGTTAGAGGAAAAAATAGCTATATTTAAAAACATAAAACTATTGTTTTATCAATCACCTTATTATCAAAAACCACAAGAGTTATATAGAGTAGGTAGTTTAGAAACTGGTTATGGTGAAATAGAACAAGTTACACATAAAGAATATTTGGCAATTAAATTATCGCCTTTAGCAAAGCCAACATTAAAAAGAGCTGTATATGTTGACATGCCTCAAGGTTTTAGAATTTACCCTACGTTTACTAACAACGTGCAATGCCATTACATAAGAAAACCTAAAAAAGCAAATTGGGGTTACAACGTTATTAATGATAACGCTTTGTACGATGCTACACAGTCTTTAGATTTTCAATTACATCCTTCTGAAGAAAACAACTTAATTATAAAAATATTAGCTTTAGCTGGAATAGCTATAAAAGATCCTGCTATGTATCAAATAGCTGTAGCAGAAGACAATAAAAATATTCAACAAGAAAAATCATAACACATGGGATTATTAGACGGCTTTATACAAAAACAAGATGAAGTTACCGCTGAAGGTGGTTTAATTGATCTTGGGTTAGATTCAAAAATATACTATGATGGTCCTGATGGCGTGCAGCAAACAGGTAATGCTAACTATGGTAACTACCAGTTTACTTCGCTAGAAGATATTATAAACTCATTTGTAGTTGCGTATGTTGGTGAGGGTAAAATTATAAGTAAAGTAAGTAGAACTGATATTGGTTTTCACGCGCAACGTGCTTTAGCTGAATTAAGTTTTGATACTTTAAAATCTGTAAAATCTTTTGAGTTAGAAGTTCCACCTTCTTTAACCTTGCCTTTACCGCAAGACTACGTACACTACACAGCTATATCTAGAGTTGATAGCGCTGGAATAAAACACAGGTTATATCCTACTTCTAAAACATCTAATCCTGTGTCTTACCAACAAGCTACTAATGGTGATATAAAGTTTGAAACTAATACTTGGAAAGTAAATATACCAGATGTTACTTTAGTAGACGGTGCTTTTATTGAAATACCATCTGCAGAAAAACAATACTTTGGCAAGTATATGGAGTACGGTATAACAAGAACATATGATTCATTTGGAAATCAAATAGCCTCTGATAATGATTTTGTTTCTAAAATACCTTTACCTCAGTTTGAAAAAGAAGTTAGATATGCTATAGAAGGTGTTACAAAAGTTATCAGCGGTGTTTCAACAAGTAATTTACAAAGTGTTAACTACGGTGCTAACGTTGACCAAGGTGGTAATGCTACTAATGATGGTATGATTATATATCTTTTTACTGATCCAGGTGGTATAGAAGTTGGTATGAGCGTATTTGGACCTGGTATACCTGACAATACAACAGTAACAGCTATTGACGGTATTACTATAGCGGAAACATTTCCAGGTCTAGCAGTTCATATAACAAATCCACCATATCAAAAGTGGAAGTTAAAAGACTCTGCAAACCAACCAGCAATAAATCCTGGTAAACCTTTAGTTGTTACAAATGTTAATATTTACGGTACAGAGCTAATATTTGTAGATTTAAACACAGAGTCTAACTCTTGGAATAAATACAGAGCACATACATCAAACACTGTAACTGACGATTATGAAGATGATACTAGATTTGCAGCTGAAGGTAGAAGATACGGTATTGATCCTCAACATGCGCAAGATAACGGTTCTTATTATATAAATGACAATACAGGTCTTGTTCACTTTAGCTCTGGTGTATCTGGTAAAACTGTAGTTATAGATTACTTAAGTGATAGCCTTGGTACTGACTCTGAAATGAAAGTGCATAAGTTTGCTGAACAAGCAATGTATATGTCTATTGCTTATGCTATATTATCTACAAGAGCTAACGTACAAGAATATATTGTGCGAAGATTTAAAAAAGATAGGTTTGCTGCTATAAGGCAAGCAAAATTAAGATTATCAAATTTAAAATTAGAAGAACTAACTCAAATACTTAGAGGTAAATCTAAACAAATAAAACACTAATACATGGCTGAAATTAAGCAAAATTTTTCGGCAGGTAAAATGAATAAAGACCTGGACGAAAGACTATTACCTAAAGGTCAGTATAGACATGCTGAGAATATACAAGTGTCTACTTCTGAAGATTCTGATGTTGGTGCTTTAGAAAACATATTAAGTAATACTAAGCTGTCTAGCATTGTACCTGCTGGTTCTGTTTGCGTTGGTGTTTATGGTAATGAAAAAGAAAATGGTCTTTATTGGTTTATATCTAATGTAGACAAAGACATGATACTACGCTATAAAAGCAGTACAGTAACTCCAGTTGTAGTTGATATAAACAAAAACGTTTTAAAGTTTGATCCTAAAAGATTAATAACAGGTATCAACATGATTGACAACCTTTTGTTTTGGACAGACAACACTAGCGAACCTAAAAAAATAAACATTGATTTATGTATTGATGGTACTATAGATGAAAACACACATACAAAATTAATTGTTTCACAAAGAAGCATAAACACAAGCTCTAACATAGATATTAGAGAAGAGCATATCAC